ATTGCCCTTGCGCTGGAATACTCCGTGTTGTTCACCCAGTTCCAGTAAGCCGTAATAGCGGTCCAATCCACGCTCATCAAAATAGAGTCTGGTTTCAACTTTACTACCTTCCTTTGTTAGGCGAGACTTCTTTGCCTCACATTTGATAATGTTGCCAACAATTTCAGTCCCATCCTTCTCCTTCTTCTTACCTAGGTAGATGATAGTAGAGGCAGCATACTTCAGTCCAGTTCCACCACCCATCTCCTTTGTAGGGACATAGGAACCGATCACATCATAGGTGTGATTGGTAACGATCATGGGGACTTGTGCTTGACCCAGTTTCAGAGTCAGCACTCGGAATGCACCTTTGATGAGTTGAGATTTAGTCATGTCACGAACTTGCTTATCGTTCGCAACGTCCTCCATCTCTTTGTTTGTTGAGAGCATACCCAAAGAGTCTAGCACGAACAGCATGGGAACTCGCTCGTCTTTAGGTTCCTTCATATACTTGTCAAGGATGCGACAAGCTTGGGTACGGAACTCTTCGATGGTTCCCACAGGGAAGATCACCATACGCTTGCTGTCAATTCCACGAGACTCAATCATCTCACGAGAAATCGCTGACTCACTTTCAAAATAGATAACTCCACCAGTGGGGTTAGCATCAAGAAAAGAGCGAACAACAGAAAGTGCAAAGAAAGTTTTTCCCGTACTACTTTCTCCTGCCAGTGCTGTGACTTTGTTGCTAGGGATTCCGCCAAAGAGAGATCCACTAACGACTGCGTTAAAGATGTAAGAACCTGTATCAACAAAAGTAGTAATATCGCCAGCGGCAACACCATCACTAACCAGAGCAGCATATTCATTACCGCTTTCTTTAATTACACTATCTAGGAATCCCATTGATCTGCTATCTCCTCATAAAAATTTACATAGTTATAACGCTCACTCATCAGCTTTGCAAATGCGAGAGCGGTGTTGTAGTCTTCAAAACACTTGACCTGATCTGAAGTAACTTGACCCACGACATGATTAGTCCAACTGACTATAAAGATCTTCTTACTCATTCAAAGAAACTCCCGATGGTAATGGTCTTTTCGTGTTGCCACCCAATACATTGTAGCACATTTTTGAGCGGTTCGAGAAACGACTTTTCAAACTGTGTCTGATAATCCACGTACTTCTCCAGTCCAAATTCAGACGGAAGCTCACCAAAGAAACTGATACAGTTCTCGTGAATGGGATTGGGTGTCTTGAGGTACATGAACTTGATCTTCTCACCTTCCTGAATGAGAGGATGCTTGTTCTCTACTTTGTGCTGTTTAATATAGTGGTTATACAGCAGTGCTCCTCGCACATGAATGGGAGTTCCTTTCTGGTAGATCTCAGTTGGGTGACGATACTTAGCCAAGTTGTTAACTCCTCTTGGGAATGCAACTTCTTCATAAGGGCGCAGTCTCGTTTCTGCTCGCACAACATTGATGAAATTGATAAGTTCATCATTTGTTTTGCCGATAATAATCTTAAATGCTGCATACAACTTGTCTCTGAAATACGCTGGGGTTGAAGATCTAGCAGTCTCAAGACCCATAATCTTCATCTTAGGTTCTTTATATCGGACGCCTTCACTGTCCCACACATTAAGTATGTATCGCTTCTTCGCAGTCCAGATACCACGATCAGCAATGTTCTCACGCTTCATTTGCATCTTTTGTTCATATGCCGAAACGTAATCCGCAAGTTCCTGATAACTGGATTCGATGAATGGTTCCAACTTGTCTTGACAGATCTTGTCAAGTATGGAAACAATCGCTGCTTTATCGCCAGACTTATTAGCAAAGAATTTACTAACAAGAGGTCCAAGGTTAAGATAGATTGAGTCAGTGTCAGATGCGATGACATAATCTACTCCGTCAGATGACAAGAGTTTATTTAGATACTCATTCATCTTGTTCTCAATCCAGCGGATAGAGAGCTGACCTGAAAGAGTAATCGCTTCTGCATTGGCAAGACGGTAATATCGGAAGTGTTCGTTACCGATAGCACCATAAGCAGAGTTGAGAGAGATCTTCTTTGCCATCTGAATGTTATTACAGCGGGCAATCTCTTTCATCAGTTCCACAGTAGGAGTTTTCTCATACTCCTTCTTGGCAGCAATCATCTTCTTCTTGAAGATCACACGACCATCATACATCTTCTGCATCATCTGAGGCAGGAACCCATGAATGTCTTTGCGATACTGTGCGCCATTAGGACACACAGCATACTGACCTTCAATCTCAATCTTCTTATTCAAGAACCCTTCAACAGTCGCACTGGGATGGCGATTTTCCCAGAGGGTCTCTGGCGAAATGTTGTACTGCATAATAAGATGGGGATACAGGCTATTGAGGTCAAAACTAACCACCCAATCATAAAACCCAGGAATCGGTTCTTTGACATAGGCACCTGCATACTTCTCGGTCTTAGTCGCTTCCTTCTTTGGCGGGATGGCAATCTTACGCTTCAAAAGTTCTACGTAAATATAGTTATCCCACATTCGGACTTGACTAAACACATCTTCATAATTCACCTTAGCATCGTATGCCATAGTGAATGCAAGTTCAATCAACTTCATCTTGTCGTCTAGTTGATCTACCAGGCGAACGTCATGAATGTTGTATTCAATAAACTTCTGCCAGTCGTTCTCATAGAACTCTTTGAAGGTGTCATACTCGCTGTGGTCCAGCTTCTTGGCACCGATCTCTACATTACAGATGTGATCCAGACGATAAGATTCCTGATTGGTATAAGTGAATTTCTTATACAGCTCAAGATAATCAAGGCAGGAAATACCAAGAGTATCAATCGCAAACTGCTTGCGACCTTTGATGAAGATCTCACGGCGAGATACCAGTTTCCAAGGCGACAGAAGTTTCACGTACTTGTCACCAAGAATACGATCAATGCGATTGTGAATGTACGGCATGTCAAACAACTGCACGTTCCAACCAGTAATCACATCTGGATAGTTGTTCTGCCAGAAGTCAAGGAATGCTCCCAACATGCTTTCCTCAGAACGGAAGTGCATGTAATCAACCATAGAATCTTGGTTGTTGAAAGGACGTGCCCCGAACACTGTAATGCGACCTGAGAAACTATCCTTGATACTGATAGCAAGAATCTCCTGGTCGGCAGATTCAATATCAGGGAAGCCATTCTCAGCAGCAGTCTCAATGTCAATGGTAAAGACACGAATCTTGCTGCTGTCAAACTTGACTTCCTCTTCGGGATGTTCTTCAGCAATGTATTGATACAGGAAACGAGAGTTCCCGTAGATCTCAAAGTCATCAACACTTTGATATTGCTTTACGAAATCTCGTGCCTCTGTGATAGAACCAAACTTATGTGGTTCTACACACTCACCCTCAAGGGTGCGCCACTCTGAATAGTTTTTTGTAGGAAGATACAGCGTGGGGTTGAAAGGAACTCTCACGCTGTAACGATTGCCATTTTCATAACCACGTACAAGAAGACGATTGCCTGCTTGTTCCACATTAGTATAAAACTTCATTCAATAGATGGCAGGGATTCAATGTAACGAGCAAGCAGTTGCTTGCTTGGATTCACGAGAGTGGTGATGTCAGTTGATCTGACTACGATCTCGCGGTCATCAGAGTGGATCGGCCAAGGGTCAATTCCACCATCACAGTCTAGCACGTAAGGGTCGCGCAGGACACAATCGGGGTCACCTGGCAAAGTGTCCCCCTCAACTTCTTCTACCGTAGCGATGATCCACTCATTCGCCAGCTTCAGCAGGTTCGCCGTTATCTCCATTAGTTTCTTCCTCGTTAGTAGTCTCTTCAGAGAAGAGTTGATCTTCTTCAATGCCAGTTGATTTTAATTTCTCAACAAAATTATTTAAAATACCATTGTCTGGATATACAACACTAATAATGTGTTCTCCACTCAAACGATGTTCTTCAATTGGAGAGAAAGGACACCAACGAGTATAATTTACGGGGATAGTTCCATCTTCATTGACTTCGCCCAAAGAAAGCGTATGTGGATAATACATGCGATATCCAACCACAGCATTTTCATCATTACGAAGTTCACCAAAAATACAAAGAACGTTTTGACCCGTAGTGAGATTTACAATACGAATATTGTGATTAGTCTTCAGTTGATTCTGTTCCGTCATTTTCTAGTTCCTGTTTTTCTGTTAGTTTTGTTTCGTATGCATTTTGCAATCCTGGTTCTGGATTGCTGATTGTCATTACACAATCATATGGAATTTTAAACATGGTGTCTGGAGAATACGGGTTCCATTTACTGAACCTCACTTGATACTCCATTCCATATTGTTCTGTTAGATATTGGGGTTGTCCGCCATCAAGATTTAAAATGTATGGTTCTTGCATGATAAGACAAACACCACGTTTGTCTTCGCCTTCCCCATCAAAAACTTCTTTTAATTCTGTGATGATACGATCACCCGTCTTTAATGTGACGATTGATACTGCCATAGTTATAGTGAGTTTGATACTAGTGTAACATCAAAAAAGGGTGCCGTCAAGCACCCTTCAATAATATTTAGAACCATTTCTTTTTCTTCTGTTTCTCTGGTAGTTCTTTTACCAAAACGATTGTAAGTAGTCCATCCCTGAAATCTACACTCTCAACTTCAACATCGTCTGACATTTGCCAGTTGCGATTGAAAGATCTCTTGGAGATTCCTTTGTGAGCGTATTCTCGTTTATCTTCATCAGACTTCGTAGCTGCTACTGATAGAAGATGTCGTTCAGTTGTGACTTCAATTTCTTCATTAGTAAATCCTGCCAGAGCAACTTCAAGTATGGTTCTACCATCGTCTCCATTGACCACATTGTAAGGTGGGTAATTTGATCCACCTCCTGCAAGAGCTTCCAGTCTGCTGAATGTTTCATCAAAACCGATTGAATATGGTGTGTAAGTTTCCCAGTGAATTTTCATTGTCCTAAAAAGCGACGTTTACATGTGACCCGTTAGGCATCACACTAATAGTTATACACATCCATTAAAAAATGGGGGTGATGAAAACCCCCATGAATACTACGGTTTATTCTACCGCAGTCTTTTTTCTACCGATATTATACTTGCTCTCTAGAGTCCAGTCATTCTTCTCTTTGAATGAAAGAACCTTGATCTGATTGAGAGGAGCAAGATCAGCAATCTTGTCTGCACTAACAATCGTAATCAATCCCCAGTCACTCAGAAGTTGAATGATACGATTACGACGCTGAACATCATTCAACGATAGGTTTGTGTTCTTACCATCAAGGGCAAACAGCTCCTTGAAATGAACGATGTAATACTTACCTTGCTTGTGTAGGATATGGCAAGACTGATAGATCTTTTTTTCCTTGCGCGATGCCACTCCAATCCTAGTTAGAGTTTCTCTCACTTTCAGGAAGTCGTCGGGTTCATTCAGAACCACTTCGACCATATCAGTTTGCTTCCACTGGATTTCAGTTTCGACACTCATCTCTTTCCACCTTTATTCAATACCTTTGTAATATGATCTAGCTGATCCTTAGTGAGGATCCTGAGTGCTTGGAGAGCTTTATCGTCATTATAACCATAATACTCTTTTACTACTTCAAGATAATCAATAGAATCTTTTTTCGCCCAAGGAGAGAAACGCTTCCTCGGTTTGACACTATTTAGTAAAAAATCATATTGCATCTTCTT